CAACTCTTTCTACGACTCTAAACCAATGTCTGTCACCCACTTCTTGCAATGACTTAATCAGTATAGACTCTGCACCTTGAGTTACAGCAGAAGATAACTTGGCAACCATACCACTGTCTTTACGCTGTCCAGTCTTATCGGTGAACGAATAGACTGCTACGATGACTTTACCATTTTTAGGCTCAGGAAGTAGTTTAGTATATGTTGGCTTAAGTACTTTAGGCTCATCATGTGTATACTTAATTGGATACACAGGGAAAGCACAGCCTGATAGTGACATTATCACTACTCCAAAGATGATTACCCATACCCACTTCATCAGAATTTAAACTGCCCGACTGGAATCTCAATTTGTGTCACGCTACCATCTTCAGCACGCACAGTAAGACTTATCGTGTCACCAGTCTTGATGTAGTTGATGGTGTTACCCTCAAGCTCAATCGTTCCTTGGTCTTGAGGATTCTCACCAAATAATGAATTGACTAACTGAGTAGACAATTGAGCATAGACCCTCGACTCAAAGTTATTTAAGAACTTCTGAAGGTTTGTGTTCTTATAGTCAGCAGCAGCTTTATCAATTTCGGCTTGATGCTTTGCCTTGATTGCTTCTTTTCTTGAGTTCTCAGTGTTCTCTATCGTCTGAATATGTGACGAATAGCCTATACCAGAAAACGAAGGAGACTTAAACGAGAAGCCTAGTTCTGTGGCAAGGCTATTTGTCGTTATCAGAAGAAGTGTCAGGCTTGTTCTTAGTAACATCTTTTTCCCTTATCATCAAAGCTACGTTGACTTTTTGATTAAGACGTATAAGATCATTGTCAAGCATTCGAACACGATCGATGAGAGCAATCAGAGTGGTCTGAGCATCTGATAGAACTGGTTTGACGTTTTCAGTCGCCCATTTCCACACATAGAATATCATATAGCCGCATCCAGCAGCAGAGATAATGGGAAACCCGTATTTGTTAACTAGATCCGCTATATCATCCATCGGTTAATGGAGCATTGGCAATTTTTTTAAGAAACTTCTTACCATTTACTTCAAGCACGGTCCAAAGATCTCCAACTTTCCATTGAAGTTCATTGGTGTTTAATTCGGGATCTGGGGACATGACAGTTTCTGACAAATCCCAGTAATAGTCGACATAACGCATAGCGCCTCCTGATATTGTTAATCTTTCCTCGTGTCTTCCTTGCCGTCAGAGCGAGCAATTCTATCAATATCAGGTTTAATGCCAAGAGCATTAGAGATTAATGTATCAATACGAATGACATCATGATTCATTGTCTTAACACGATTATTTAATGCACCGATGATTCCAGATAGTCCTTTGATTGCGCCTGACACGTCATCGAGAATGAATCTCAATGTCAAGAACACAAAGTAGCCACATATGATTGCAGCTGCTATCGGGAATCCAAGATCTGTAACTAGTTTGAAAAAATCCATAGTTTTTGTTTATTATTTATATCTTGGAGGCCTTAGGTATTCAAGTGTAACAATTATAAATATGCATATCAACAACCTGCTCGGAGCATATTTATGGCTAAATCATTTGCCCAATTTGTAGAACGTTCTTATGTCAAACAGATCGATGAAGAGACTATTGAAGCACTCGCAGAAATAGTCGAAGAGCATGAGCTTACTGAAGAAGAAACTGACGAGCTTATTGCTGAACTATTTGGTATCGGTTCAACACTTAAGCGTGCTGGTTCAGCGATCACTCATCCCTTTAAAGTCACGCATGCTGGTATTGCTGGCGCTGCTGCTCGTGTTAAGAACAAGGTTGTTGGCGTAGTAAATAAAGTCAAAGCTAAGAGCGCAGCTATGGATCAAGCTGCCGCTAAGAAGTTACAGATGCAAAAGATGAAGCAAGGCAAACAGAAGTCTGCTGTGTATAAGGCTGCTTCAGGCGGACTAACACGTCCAGCTCCAACAAAGAAGATGACTGATGCAGACAAAGCTCGTTTAGCTGCTAGAAGATCTGCTGGTAAGCCAACTGCTCCAGCTACAAAGGCTAAAACTCCTGCTGCTAGACCAACAAAGAAGACAAGCCCAATCAAGTGAAGTCTTTTATTCAGTATATCTCCGAGGTAAAGCACCCTCGTCGCGTGCATAGCGTCAGGCGGGGGAAAGCCAAACAACCTTCTCAAGCAAGAGAATCTGATTGGCCTCCATTTGTACCAGAGCCACCTGGAACTACTACGAGCACAGGAGTAGCAGAGGAACAAGAGCCTAATGAGCCTACTCCTCCTCGTAATGCTACTCCTCTTCCTAAGTCTGATCCTCCTCCTAAGAAGAAGGCCAAGCCATCTAAGTCTGTGTCTGACAGCAGCACTGGATTCCTTGGCCTGTCTTCTGGTCTCCCTCCTACTTCTTCTCAACCACAGTAGTGTACTTATTTTAGTAAATATAGCATAATGCCTCTATACTAACGGAGGCAACATGCAAAACTACTTCAAGCAAAAGTTCAATCCTTATGACAAAGAGCATCTGAAGACTTATCGCAAGTTCTTGCAGACTCGTAACTGGGCAACCGGCTGTCCTTTTCAGCTCGAGTGGCCGTACGGGAATGTGCCTTTCATGATTGAAAAGAAGATCATCGAAGCCTATCTAGACGACATCATTCGGACCAGTCCTCTTAAGAAGAAGACTGCCTAGACTGTGTACTTTATTTTATAAAATATATAGAATTACTTTATGATGAAGAGCAAAACAAAGAAGATTGAAGTCCTCAAGGAGACTACTGATTGGACCTTTCCCAATCATACGTATGTCCTTGAGAACGGCCGGCTTGTGGCATACAAGCGTAAGGGATTCGATGGGCTCATGCGTCTGTCTTCCTCTACATTCATCAAGAAGCGCAGAACTTTTGTGAATGTAAAGGGAGAAGAGCTCAAAGAAATTATGCAGGCGCTGTGTACTTAATTTATTAAATACTATATAATACTACTGTAAATTGAAACAAACGAGGAAATAAATCATGGCTCATATGGTTGAAACGATGGCTTACGCTGGTGAAGTGCCTTGGCATGGTCTTGGTGTTCGAGTTCCTGCCGATCTGCATCCTACGCAGATGCTTCAGAAAGCTGGTCTTGATTGGACTGTTCGTAAGGTTCCGGCATATGCGGATGTGGCTGGTCAGCGAGTTGCTGTAGGTCGTTCTGCTCTTGTTCGTGACTCTGACGACTCCATCTTGGACGTAGTGTCTGATGATTGGAATGTGCTTCAGAATGCTGAGGCGTTTGAGTTCTTCCACGACTTCGTGGCTAATGGCGACATGGAGATGCACACTGCTGGCAGTCTTCGTGATGGCCAGTTGGTTTGGGCTCTTGCCAAGGTGAATGATGGCTTCGAGCTCTTTAAGGGTGACCAAGTCGATAGCTATTTGCTTTTTAGCAACCCGCATAAATACGGTTGGTCAATCGACGTTCGATTCACTCCGATTCGTGTGGTGTGCAACAACACTCTTACTCTGAGTCTGAATACTTCGAGCAAGAACTTTGTGAAGGTCTCTCATCGTCGCCAGTTTGATGGTGATATGGTGAAGGAAACTTTGGGCATTGCGAAGGAGAAGCTGGCTACTTATCGCGAGATGGCTCAGTTCCTTGGTGGCAAGCGCTACACTGCTCCTAAGCTTGTTGAGTACTTCAAGAACGTCTTCCCTGTGACCGGTGGTCCTGAGAAGAAGAAGGAGATGAGCATCTCGGCTTCTAAAGCTCTTGATGTGATTCATACTCAGCCTGGTGCAACCTTTGCTGAAGGAAGTTATTGGCAAGCTTTTAACGCGGTGACCTATATGGTCGACCATAAGCTTGGTCGTAGCCAAGACAATCGACTGACTTCTGCTTGGTTTGGTCAAGGCAAGAAGGTTAAGGCTGATGCTCTTGAGCTTGCTGTACAGATGGCAGAAGCTGCATAGTCCTTCTGATGAGCCTTCAATAGGCGAAACGGGACAAGGACGTCCCGTCAAGGACACGCACCGAAACCTTGTGGTGTATCGGTGACGCGAGGGAATACCTCAGGAAGAATGTAGGAATGAGGGTCTTGTCGGAGTTGATCGCCCGCACTCTCAAAGGAAAGGCATAGTGGGAACCAAGTATGTCTTACGAGTGCCACCGGAAACGGTTCCGTGCCTACATTCTTAAACCACACTTCTTCAACCAATCAGTCATACAGCTACTCACGTCAGTGAGGCAATCAGACTGTGATGACGCTGGATACTGTAACCAGCACCTATTTACTTATTAATATGAAAGGTGTAAGATGGCTAAAGTAACGATATGTGATCCGCCGAGTGGTTGGAAATATGGGTTTCCCAGGGTTGTTCCGCAAGAAGTAATGGAAGCACTTAAAGCTGCTCGCCCAACTGGAAGCACAACCGCATTTACTGATTGGTTAGTTTCATGCGGTTATCCTCAGAGTCTGATTGAATCATATGGCGAACACTTTTATTGTCGCTATTGGGAACAAGAAGAAGATGAACAACTCTAAAACATGGTTAGTCGCCTGGGTAGACTTAGTCGTCACCCTGGTTATTATCATTACTGCTGCTCGTGTTCGCCTTGATTGGGATTCACGAGTTCGCTGGCATCTACATATCAAAGATAAGCTCCTTAATGAACAGGAAGATGAGGTAATTGGCATATGAACAAGTACATGGTTGAGACTATTAGCATTCATCGGATTCGTTATGTTGTAGAAGCCAAGGAGGCAACTCATGCTACTGATGAAGTTGTGATGCGGCTAGGCGATACTAACTTTGATGAATTCTCGCAATATCATGTTGACGAGGTAATCTCTTCTGTTCGCGAAATCACTGACGATGAATACCTTAAGATGTTTGATGAAGACAATGACTATCTTAAGAATTGGTCTGATGAACAGAAGTTTGAATTTGTCCAGAAGATTGATTATGGCAGCGAGGCTCTACAAGAACTTTCTAAGACTCATCAAGAACTAGATTCTCTGTGTGGTGACGCTGACTGCTGTGGAATTTGTTATCCAAAGGAAGAAGAATGAGCTACAGAATGAGCTACGAAAAAACAGGCGGGCCAGCGTTTCCGGTCGACCACGCGCGAATTCATGGCATGACTCTGCGCGATTACTTCGCAGCCGCTGCTCTGACAGGGATCTTGGCTGCCCCTGACTCCGAAAAACGGGACTCGTATGCGACGGAAGCTGCTTGGCGATACGCCGACGCGATGCTGAAGGCGAGGGAGCAGGAATGAGCCTTGAAGAAATGTGGCAGAGACTCGCCCAGCATCAGCCTTACGCTGACAAGCGGGGATATGGCCCGGAGTGGGCGCGGATGTGCGAGGAGCGGACCGAGGCCGCGGTACTGGCGGCGAGTGCGGAGGCGGCTTTGGCGCGCGATTTGGCGCGTCTAGCGGCGGATACGTGGCGGGCGTGGGCGTCGGCTGCGGATTCATGGGCAGCGGCGAAGGCGCTTGATTGGGTCGAGAAAGCGGAGAGGAAGAAATGAACGAGCTACAGGACTGGATTGACCAGATCTTCGACGACTTTCGGTATCCGAAATTGATTATTGCCGGGGTATGTGTCGAGGTAGCTTTCATCATGCTCTGCTTTGCGGCTCTGGTCAAGTATGTGTTCTTCTAAATTGCGCGAAGCATTAGACGAACCAAAAATGAAGAAGTTTATAAAGGAGAAACCAATGGAAGTATCAGTCACTTTGCTTGAAGAACAAATTAGTCAAATTGTAATCGATGAAATCAAGAATTCCATCTCCATTTTAGAGATGGAACTAGACAATCGTAATAATAATGCCAATTCTTTTGGTGTCTTTCATAACGATAAGGAAAAAGATATCGTAGAAATCGAGAATCATCTTCTCGCTTTTAAGACGACTCTCGAATGGTTTAACCCTTCTTGGATGAAAAATGAAGAAGACTAATTCTAATTTAGATTGAGAGGATCTTAATGAAAGAACTAACCAAAGAACAAATCCTAGAAGCATATAAGAAGTTGGCTTCTTCTCCTCGGTATCGTCTAAGCGAACTCGAAATCTTTACGATGGCT